TGCTCGATCTGCTGCTGGCGGTGCTACATTCCAGTTTGCAGATGAGTTAGAGGCTGCACTACGTACAGGTTCAATTAGTAGCGCGGAATACACAAAACTACGAGATCAACTCAGAGGCCAGCAAGGTCAATTTAAACAAGACTATCCAAAGACTGCTATTGGTACTGAACTAGCTGGTGGTCTTGCTATGCCTATAGGTGCAGCATTAAAGCCTGTTACTCGTGGCGCTGGATTGTTTGGTGATGTCGCACTTGGTACTGGTATGGGTGCATTAACTGGCGCAGGTATGGCTCAAGAGCAAGCCGACATCCCAGGACAAGCTGTCGTAGGTAGCTTGTTTGGTGGTGGTGTAACTGCTGGCCTAAGTGGTGCAGGTAGATTGCTTGCGCCTAATATCCGTCCTGAAGCTGCTGCGTTACGTCAACAAGGTATCCCATTAACTCCAGGCGCAGCATTTGGTGGTGCTATTCAGCGTATTGAGCAAGGTGCTGAGAGTATTCCGATGCTTGGTGATATTGTTAAGACTGCTAGACAAGGACAGTTTGAGAAGTTTAACACTGCTGCTTATAATAAAGTTCTTAGTAATCTTAATCCTACTTTAAAAGTACCTGAAGCTGCTGTAGGAAGAGACGCATATAAGTTTGTAGAGGATTCAATTAAGTTGCAATACGAGTCTGTTTTACCAAAAATCAGCATTCAATATACGCCTAGATTTGAGTCTGCATTAGAGGCAGTTAAGAAGCGTTACTCTGGAACAAAGTTGCCAGATGAGCTTAAAAAAGAATTTGCTGGTTATGTTGATGGATTAAAGGCTGATTTTGCTGCCAATCAGGTGCTTAATGGTCGCAGGGCGCAAGCTGTTAAGGAAGATTTGGCAGCTATGTCTCAAGCGTATTCATCATCTACAGGTAAAGATAGATTACTGGCAGACGCTTATCGTGATCTGCAAGGCGTTTACATGAACTCGATGAGAAACCAAAATCCTAAATACGGTAAAGATTTAGGCAAGGCTGACGCTGCTTATCGTGACTTTGTTCGTGTACAAAACGCAATGAATAAGACTCGCGGTGAAGAAGGTGTATTTACTCCTGCACAATTAGAATCTGCTGTACGGCAATCAGACCGATCTGTACGTAAAGGTGCATTTGCTCGTGGTGCTGCTCCTATGCAAGACTTGTCAGGTGTAGCAACTTCTGTACTTGGCTCTAAAGTTCCTGATAGTGGTACAGCTACTCGCGGAATGATTGGTGCTGTAGGTGCTGGCGGTGCATTAGGCGCAGTATCTCCAATGGCTGCTGGAGTTTCTGGATTGCTAACTCTTCCGTATTCTAAATACGGTGAGAAAGCCATGTTTACACCAAGAAACGAAACATTTGCTGAAGCTGTACAAAGAGCTAGAAGTGCATCACCATTTGCAGTGCCTGGGCTACTAGGCTTGACTCAATAGGATTAAATTATGGCAAAGACAAAGATTAGTGAATTCGACACAGACCCTGCGTTAAATACTGACATTGACAGTATTAACATCTCGGAAGGGTGCGCCCCAAGCGGAATTAATAACGCGATTCGGGAATTAATGTCACAATTGAAAGATCAGCAAACTGGCGCATCTGGCGATAGCTTTACTGTTGGCGGTAATCTTACTGTTTTGGCTCAAGGTGATGTCAGACTATCGGATGCTGACTCATCTAACTATGTTGCATTGCAAGCACCTACTACGTTAGCTGCAAACTATACGCTAACACTTCCTACTACTACTGGTACTGCTGGTCAATTAGTTAAGACTGATGGCTCTGGTAATCTTGGTTGGGTTGAGGCTGCTATAACTGGTGTTGCTACTACTTTTTCATCGTCTGGAACTTGGACTAAACAAGCTACCGATGTATTTGTAATGGTAGAGCTGTGGGGTGCTGGCGGTGGTGGTGGATCAGGTCGTAGAGGTGCATCAAGCACTGTTCGACAAGGCGGCGGTGGTGGTGGTGGTGGCGCTAGAGTAAAAATGATGTTTAAGGCTGCTGACTTACCTAGTACAGTATCTGTCTCAATTGGTGCAGGTGGTGCAGGTGGCGCAGCAATAACCACTAATGATACAAGTGGCAATAGTGGTGCAACTGGTGGGGATACTACTTTTGGTAGTTATTTAACTGCATTTGGTGGTGGTGGTGGATTTTCAGGAGTTGCTGAAGCATCAAATATAGTTCGTGGTGGAAGTGGTGGTGGTAGCGGAAGCGCAGGAAGCGTAGGAAATGCGGCAGCAGGTGTAGATGGTGGATTTCCTTCTACTACTTATTTTGGCGGTGGACAAAATTTTAATAACATAGGTGGCGGTGGTGCTGCTAGTGGTGGCAATGCAGAATTCGGAGGTGCAGGAGGAGGATTTTGTAACAGTGGTGGTAGTAGTGCAGGTGGCGGTGGGAGTTCTATTTTTGGTGCTGCTGCTGGCGGTGGTGGTGGTGGATTAACTACAGCTAACGCAGCAAGTGCTGGTGGCGCTGGTGGCGCATCATCGTATAGTCTAGGTGGTGGTGGCGCACTTGGTGCAATAGGTACTTCAGGAACAGCAGGAACTACTCAATTAAATCTTTCTGGCTCTGGCGGTGGTGGTGGTGGTTCAAGTGTTGCTGGTACAGCCGGATCAGGCGCAAATGGCGCTGCTGGCGGTGGCGGCGGTGGTGGCGGTGGTGCATCTGTTAATGGTCAAACATCAGGTGCAGGTGGCGCAGGTGGCGCTGGTTATTGTCGCGTTTATAGCTGGTAATTACTATGTCAGACATCAATCCACAGGAATTCGGCGCATTGCAAGCAGATGTTAAGACATTAACTTCTGAGATACATTTACTCCGCAAAGAAATGGCTGACGTAACAGCTATGCTTAACCAAGGTAAAGGTGGTCTATACACGATCATCTTTGCTGCTGGCGCACTTGGCTCCGTTATTACTTTAAGCGTTAAAAAAATATTCGGAGATTAAAATCGACCCGCTAACTATCGGCGCAGCAGTTGCCATTGCTAAAACTGCTGTTGCCGGAGTTAAAGAGCTAATATCATTAGGTCACGAAATTCAAGACTGCTATCACGACATAGCAACATTCTTCGATAAGCAAACAGAAGTAGAACTTGCTGTCATCGAGCAAAAGAAACAGAAACTCCAAGCTGCTAAAGAGGGCAAGCCACAGCGTAGCGCTACCGCAGAGGCGCTAGAGGCTACCTTTGCACATAGAGAGATGATCCGGCTAGAGAAAGAGCTTAAAGAGGCTTTAATCTACGGTAGCCAGGAATCAGGTCTATACGACGAGATGTGTCATCGTCGAGATGCAATTATCCTAGAACGTAAACAAGAGATTGAAGATGCAGAGCGTGAAGAACGTATGCGTCTGGCTGAAATACGTCGCAAGAAAGAACAAAAAATACAGAATATTCAGGAATGGTTAGCTGTAGTGCTAGGCGTTTCTATTAGTAGTTTCGTAATGTATGCAATATGGTGGATGTTTAAAAACGGGGGTAAAGACTAATGATGACATTAATTACTACGCTAATCTCTTTCTTGTCAGGTGGTTTACCTAAACTCTTGGACTTCTTTCAAGATAAGCAAGATAAGAAGCATGAGTTAGCACTTGCTCAATTGCAGATGACGCAGCAGCTAGAGATGGCTAATAAGGGCTTTGAGGCTCAAGCGCACATTGAGGATATTAAGACAGAGCAGATCGGCATCCAGACGCAAGCAGATGAGCGCATAGCGTTGTATTCTCACGACATTGAGATTGGCAAAGGTGCATCGCAGTGGGTTGTTAATGCTCGCGCTATGGTACGTCCTACGATTACGTATGGACTATTCCTGCTACTCGTTGCTATTGATATTGCTGGTGTCTGGTATGCCTGGACACAAGACGCTCCGTTTAAGGAGATGATGGCGCTAGTTTGGGATGACGACACGCAAACTATTTGGGCTTCTGTCATTAGTTTCTGGTTTGGTACACAGGCGTTTAGCAAGAAATGAAAGTCAGCGACAAGGCACTTAAAACCATAATTCACCATGAGGGTGTTAGATATAAGCCATATCTTTGCCCTGCTGGTTTATGGACTGTCGGAGTTGGCCACGTTTTATATCCCAAACAGGGACTATTGCCAGTAGCAGATAGAGGCTCTATAGGGCTGCGTATTGAGGACTTTAGACAGTTTACTAAGGATGAGGTAGATGCGATTCTTAAAACAGACTTGCAGCGTTTTGAGCGAGGCGTACTACGTTATTGCCCTAATTCTCTTACTCAAGGGCAATTCGATGCTCTCGTCAGTTTTAGCTTTAATGTGGGATTAGGTACATTGCAGCGTAGTACATTGCGTCAAAAACACAACCGAGGCGACTTTGAGGGTGCTGGTAGTGAATTCATGAAATATACACGTGGCGGTGGTAAGGTTCTCAAGGGTTTAGTTAATCGTCGTAAAGATGAAAGATCAATGTATGGCTACTAAAAAAATACCTGCTGACTGTATGCCGATGTGCCAAAGTTGTTCATTTTTTGAACGTGAGAAAAATGAGGATGTTGGTATTTGTAGACGGTTTCCACCTAAGACAATCTATCTAGGTGACGATGAGTTTGATAGCTTTTTCCCTATTACTTCTGTTACCGAATGGTGCGGTGAATTTAAAAGGCAGGTGTCATAATGACTCACCCAGTAACAGATGAGGAGTTCATAGCGGCATGGAACTCATGCGG